ACCATCCTCACCCTCAAAGCATACCGACCACTGCTCAAGCCCATCAGTCCATACCTTTTCACGATGGAGTAGAACCGCCTTTCCCTCTGGCTCTTGTTGCGTAATCGGGTCTTTGTAGATAGTAACTGTCTCGTGAACTTCCATCTTTCACCTCCTTATAATTGATTGCTTCTTAGCTTTATTTAACTTAGCTTCCTCTTCAAGCAATCGCTCAATATCATGTAAGGCGTGTTTTTTGCCTTTGGTAAGGTGCACAATAGTATCAAATGTATCTGCCTCACATTCCAGCCATTGCTTCTTAACTGGGTCATAGTATTTAATGTTCTCTTTGTGCATCCTTAACCTCCTTGCTTCTTAGGTTTATTCCAATAAGGACTCCTACAGTGGGCACAGGTAACAGGATTAGGAACCCTGGGTATCCACTCCCAGCCACATCTAAGACATTTTAATGTTGGTAGCTTTACCATTATTTATTCTCCTAACCGGTTAATTTTTTAGAGCCGGCATATTTTCTAACCGGCGTGGGTTATAAGGGTGTTTTATATTCTATGCCTCTTACATTAAAGTATATCCATCTATCAGTAACATTGGTAAACATTCGCTGTCTATTGGGTGCCCAGAGCAAGTATATATCATCAACATAAAACCTCTTGAAAGCCTTGCCGTCACTTGGCCTAGTTATAGTGAAGCGCACCCTCCCCATTCTCCAAGCCCACTTCCATTTTATCACTGTCCGCTTGCTTAATGTTTTCATTACGCTATAACCATATCATATATGTAGTATCTTGTCAATACCCTATTACCTTACTTACTACACTACATAACACAGCATCTTATGCCTACTATGATTATTATGTTTGAAGAGATTAAACAACAGAATAAGAGAATATACCTTCAATCTTATGCTAAGTCGGGGAGCGTGAAACTGTCTAATAAGGTTGCTGGGATAAGCTACGGTGCTACCTGGTTTTGGAGACAAGAGGATGAGGAGTTTGCTGAAGCTAGTAAGGTGGCTGAGGCTATTTATAGGGATAATCTTCTTGACGAGCTTGAAGCAGAGCTCAAAAAGAGGAGCCTGGATAAAGACGCTCAAATGTCCACAGTAGCCTTGTTCTTTGCATTAAAAGCCGAGCATCCAGACAAATACAGGGAGAAAGTAGCAGATAAGTTCATAGGAGAGATAACAGTGAAGCTGGCTCTACCAGTGAGGCAGTATGAGGCGTTACCAGAGTCCCAAATAAGCATCATGGAGGGTGAAGTAATAGAAGATGCCACTAAGCAAGAAGAGGGACAAGGCTAGAAAGCGCATTGAGAGGGCACTAGATATTGTCCAACCCAATTCCAACCTAAATCCCGTCCAACCTACAGGCTCAATACCTGGGTTAATAATGGAAGGTAACAAGATAGTGGGCATTGAGGCTAAACAGGTTGCACAAGTCGAACCTGGACTGCCTATCTATAACCCAGCCATTCACAAGCCAGGTGCTAGAGTGCTTATGAAGACACCACGGGGGCTAGTAGGGGTTATTGTGCCAGAGATAGATGCCGAGGGCAATGCAATACCTGGTTATTAGGAGTAATTATGAGGATGATTTGCAGTAAGTGTAGGGCTAAAGCTGATTATTCCCCGCTAAGGCTCGGTAAGGGGTGTGGTAAGTGCAAGTCAGGTAAATGGATACCTGATAACTTGTCATAAGAACTATTATACGAACCAAATCACGCCTAACAATGAGCCGATACTCTTGTGGACAACTCGCTAGGCGTGGATAACCCACCAATGGGACTGGAGGCAATATGAAGCAGGATATAGGGATTGCCCTCTTGGTGATAGTGACAGTGCTGGTGATTGAGGCTATGGTTATTGCTTTTCTTATGCTTGATTGATTTAGTCTTATTATACTCTACCTTACATTAAAACACCCCCTCCGCACCTTTACGAAACAACACAGCAATACTAGGATACCCCCTCAAATTCATTACAGAATAGAAAAAGGAGGTAGAAGAGATGCGCACACTACCTGATGTAAAGAAAGTGGATAAGGGGAAGAAGTGGCGGCTAGGCACTGTCTATAGGACGGGCGCTCGCAGTTATCGCTATGCTCGAGCTGGGGCAGACTTGAAAAACCATCGGGCAGTCAAACTAGGAGATACCCTCAACGATTTATGGGTTGTATCTTATGCGAATGATTCAAAGGAAGTGTACAGTGCTACGGAGTTATCAGTTAGAAAGGGTGAGGCTTTCTGGTTAAGAGACCCTGATGGTTTTTTACCTTTCTCAATAGAGGTGGCGCACAACAACTTCTCCTCAATTTCATTATAGTGAACAAAAAGGAGGCTAGAAGATGGTAAAAACGTTGGTGGATGTCAAACGAGTTGCAGAGATTGCTGACCGACTGCGAGAAATGGGTGTTCCTGAAAAAACTTGCATCGCTATTGATAGATGGAACAAGAAGCAAGAAGAGAGAATCAATACCAGCTAGAGAACAGCCCCCACAAATCTATTTTAACAATACAAAAGGAGTAAAGAATGAAAGCTATTGGCAAGCACATTCTAATCACTAAATTAACAAAGCCGATATGGGGGTTTTACTGGTTTGGCAGTGCTTTCTTATTGCTATGTGGGTTTTTTGATATTTATTGGACTCAATCATTGGACAGGGGATGAAGCAGTCTCACATTAAATTATTAGATGAGTTGGTTAAGGGATTAAGGGGTGATGAGTATGCTGTGGTGATGAGGATTAACTTGCAACGGAAGACTCTCATTGTAGTCATCAGTTTAAGTGATAAAGATATAGAGCAATTCAGTGATATTGGGAAGATAGATACACCAGCAAAGTAACGGCAGGTCGGTGCTCTGATTGCTAGGGTGCTGTGAATATATTGAATAAGCAGGGGGTGATATACAGAGAGTGGTAGTTGGTGAGAAGCCCATAAGCCTGTTTCGTGCCCTAGCCCTTATAAGGAGGGGTGATGACTAAAGAAGAAGGAATAATGGAGGCAGGCAGGATAGAACGCTGTCTATATGCTCCCTTCATGTTGGTATTTCTTATTGCGGCTTGGATAATGGTTAATACAGCCCTCTTACTATCCAAAATTAGTTTTCAAAGGAGGTAAATAATGGGTACTGATTATGTGGATTTTAAGGGGCAAGCACTTCGGAGGTGGCGTGTGCGGTTTTGGTATTACTTGCTTAGGGGGCAACTACAGCTCAAGTTAATTTATGAACTGGTACTGGCTATTCTGCTATTCGCCTTAATGTTGATGACTTATGGACTTTATAGGTTATTAGGGGGGAAAGCCGAGATACTGCTTGATTATTTGAAAGATAGTAAGGTAGCAGAACAGGCAGATGGCAATGCTATTTATGGGGAGGAATGATGTATCTTCAAGTAATAAGAGACTTAGTTCAGCTATATGATATTAAGGATATGCCGAATTATAACCCTACCATCCTTGACGGTTGTGATAGTGTATCTACGGGTAGGGTTTATTGGACAGATAACAACCTAGTAACCTGTGCCACTCACGGTGCAATGCTTGCTGTCAATCCAGATAGAACAATATGGCGATGCCCCGCTTGCCACGAGGGAGCTTATGTGAAGTGGGACAGCGATTTTAAGCAAAAGCAGTTGGGGCAATGATAGATTGGTGCGTTTTTGCCTTCATCTATCTACTGGGCTTAGGCATCACACTGCGGTTCGCATTGACATCTGACTTGCGTTATGACTTCTATGCGGAATATCTTGTATATCTGGATGCGGAGGAAAAGGGAGAGTGGATGCAATGGGATAGCATACTTGGCTCGTGCGACTGAAGCGGGAACAACGGCTCAAGTATCTACTAAGTCGAGGTCGGTCATCACTGACCCCGAAGGAGTGTAGAGAGGCAAGGCGCATAACAGGGCGCTGGGACTTCTGGAACGCTTAATTGTGTAAAGATGAATAACACTGAAGAGAAATGGCAAAAACATTAGAGATAGATTTAGTTAAGTATTATGATGCCACAGAAAGGGGGTGATGCCAAATGCCGAAGGGAATGACGATTGACTTGGTTGGGCTATACGACCCCACGATAAACAAGAAGCAAGCTATCGCTCATCAAGTAGCAGAGCGATACATTCTCTACGGTGGTTGAGGAGCCTACGGAGGGGGAAAAACTGCCTGGCTATGTTACGAAGCTATACAGTTAAGTTTTGAATTCCCTGGGAATAGGGGGTTTATTGGTTGTCGAGAGGGTGTTCAGTTCAAGAACAATGCCTTGCACCAACTTCTGAAGTTCCTTCCGCCAGAGGCCTATGGTTCAGGGCATCATCAAACCGACCAATATATCGAGTTGGTTAATGGCTCTATAATTATGTATGGCGGTTTGGGCAATGATGTGGAAGCGGTTAAGAAGATAAGCAATATGCCCGAATTGGGGTGGATTGCTATTGACCAGGCAGAGGATATTACGGAAAGGCAGTTCCTATTACTGGATGGGCGGTTACGATTAAACATACCTGGGATTCATTATAAGCTGATGCTCACGGCGAACCCCGAACCTGGCTGGTTGAGAGACAGGTTTATAGACAATGTTCTTCCCGACCATCGCTTTATACCAGCACTCCCACAAGATAACCCTAAACTGCCCCCTGATTATGCCGAGAAATTAAAACAGATATACCCTGAAGCCCTTGTGAAAAGACTCTTGGAGGGGGATTGGGATGTGGACTTGGCAGCCAACTACTTAATCCCATATTCCCAGATAAGAGAAGCCATCAAACGTAACTTGGAAGCCAAGGGCGATAAGGTAGCTGGCGTGGATATATCACGGGAAGGGGATGATGAGACGGTTTTTATCTTGAGGCAGGGTAACAAAGTGCTACATATTGTGTCTTGGAGCCATCAGGATACTACATTTAGTGCTGGCAGGGTATCCCAACTTATTAGGGACTATAAGCCCGAAATAACCTATATTGATAGTGTCGGAATTGGTGCTGGCGTTTTTGACCCACTTAATAATGAGGGATTTGCTGTAACGGCTATCAATGTGGGTGAGAAAGCACTTGATAATGAGACTTATGCCAATAAAAGGGCGGAGTATTTCAACTTACTGGCAAAGAAGTTTCAAGCAGGTGAGATAGATATACCCGACAACCAAAAGCTGCAATCTCAACTCTCTAGCTTAAAGTATCACTTTAGAGGAACTAAACTCTTAATGGAGAGCAAAGAAGTGATGAAAAAGAGGGGATTTAAGTCCCCAGACTACGCTGATGCGTTAATGTTAGCTTTCATAGGCTCTGATGGAGTTTCTATGGGGCCGGGTTCAGATAAAATCAAGGTAACTCATTGGGGATAAAAGGTCTAGTGGGTGATTAACTGGCGACTGAAATGATAGGAAGGTGGGCGGGCTTCCGAGCCAGATAAGAGGAGGACAATATGCCTGCAGCTTTTGATAGATGCGTAAGACGGGGTGGGAGAGTTAGAACGCTTAAACCCAAAGGGGAAGGTAGTCGAACCTTTGTTCGTGTTTGCTATCCGAGAGGTGGTGGTTCGCCTATTTCCGATGAACCCAGAGAGCGCAAGGAGAAATAAATGTTAAGAACGGAAAAGGACATTATAACCGCAGTCAAGAAGCGTGAGGATGACTTGAAACAGCTTTATGACCGCTTTGAGGATGATTATGATTTATGGAGGTTAGCCCCGTATCAGCTCGGCAAAAAGGGGGAATATGACAATATTACTTCTAACGAACCTCGCACCTTGGCGGACAAGGTTGTGGATACTCTTACTAAAGCCTATGTTCAAATCCGAATCCCATTGCAAGAAGAGGATGAAGAAGAGCGCAAGTCCATCTCCAATGCAGAGCGTTTCATTTATGGCTGTATGAACCTTGCCAATTCTCGGCTAAAGAGTGTTGTATCACCTACGATAAAGGGGCTTCTTGCCTTCTATTCTACTAATCGTGGCTGGTATGGACTTCTAACGTATATTCATAAAAATGATGGGGGTGAAACTATCCCCGACATTAAAGTTTGGGATATACTTCACACAACCTGGGATGTTGGTGCTGAGGGCTTGCTTTGGGCTTGCCATACTAGGCTAATTTCCTCCGACCAAGCTAAATCAGAATACGATGTTACGGCTACTGGTATATTCGGCAGAAATCGGACTAATATCAAGGTTTTTGATTTCTGGGATAAAGAACGCAATGCCATTATTGTAGATGGTAAGTTTACCAAGAAGCCAACTAAACACGGTTTAGACCATATCCCTGTTTTTATCAATCCTGTAGGTTCAACCCCCTATATTCAATCAACGAAATATGACGATACGATTAAGGATTTCGGAGAATCTGTCTTTGCCGCCAATAGAAGCTTATATGAGCCGAGAAATAAGTCGCTGACTAATAGAATGACAATAATAGGGCTTGGTGCTCATAACCCGTTAGCTCTGTATTCCGCTGGGGGGAAGAAAACCTTTGAAAGAAGCCCTTACTATAAGGGGGCGGTGATTCAATTTGATGTAGATAAGGGTGAAACAGCTGAAGCCCTTTACAAGCCAGAAATGCCCAAAGATGCCCAGATTATGGATGCTGAATTAGGGCGGATGATTAGTATGGGGGGTATGTCCCCGATTAACTATGGCGAGCTTAACTTCCAGCTTCCTGGCTATGGTATCAATTTGCTACGGCACGCAGCGCAATCCATTTTATTCCCTAGACAAACAGCTATTGAGGAGGGGTTGGAGTGGATGGCTAGAGAATTACTAACTCAATATTCTAAGGGTGGCTTTGGCAAGTTGAGATTGCACGGTAGGGATGGCAGTAATGAGTATTTTGACATGGAACTCTCCCCCAAGGATATAAAAGGTGACTGGTTCCCAGAAGTTAGATTGCAACCAGAACTGCCTGAAGATACAGCGGGGTTATATGCAATGGCTAAAATAGCGATTGAGAGTGGGGTGCTCTCAAGGATGGGTGCGAGGGAGAATATCCTCAAGATACAAGACCCTGAATTGGAAGATGACAGAATACTGCGAGAAAGGGCGAGGCAATTACCGTCAATTATGGTCAGAGATATGGCAACAGCACTTCTTGATGATGGTCGCCCCGACTTGGCACAAGCCCTTATGAGGGAATTTCAATCAAGGGTTTCTATGGAAGAAGAAAAGACAAGCCCGAAGACAAAAGAAAAAGCAGTGCAACCTGAATATGCCACTGGCTTACCAGAAGAAGTGCTGCCCCCAGAAGAAATGGGGCGAGTGCAATCTGAATCTCCAGGGAATATATAAGGGAGGAATAAAAGATGCCGAATGGAGATAGGGGAAACCCAGATTGGTTTGAATGGCTAAGGCGACAAATACCTTATCCTGGTTGGACACCTGATTGGATTGGTGGAGTTGAGGGTCGGAAACCCGAAGTAAGCGAATGGACTTATGGGGCTTTTCGGGAGCAACTCCGTGAGGTTCTAAATGACCTGATTAACATAGGGCAAATAGATGAGGCAATGCGTGATACCCTCTTGGGTCAGATTGATAGGGTTATTGCTGCTGAGGTTCCCGCAGGCAAGCTTGATAGATTGATACCAGCAACTTCTAAGTTAATGGAATGGCAGGAGGCGAGTGGTTTGGGCTTTAACCTTGTAACTGACCCAGACCCCACTGTTTTGAAGACTTTTCTTGACCGCCAAAAGGCTGGTCTTAAAGGAAGGGAGACAGAGGCTAGGGAGGAATATCTGGAAACGGCATTTCTCAAGAGCCTTGAGGCTATGTCTCCTGCGACCAAGGCGAAGCGTTATGAACTTGCTGGTGAGGGATACCGAGAGGTAGAAACCCCAAGAGAGCGAGCAATTAGGGAGCAAAGGGAAACTCAGGGGAGGACACAAAAATATCTTGGTTTCTTGGGTCAGGCACGGGGGATTCCTGAACCTGGTCGCAGTTGGTCACAGCAACAAAAAGCTGGAGCTATGGGCAAATACTGGGGCTGGGTTGGGAAAGAGTTTCCCGAAGCTGAAACCATAACTTACCCTTTCCTTGAGGGATTAACAGGTAGCTCGGCATTCCAGCAATTTGCGAGAGGGAAAGTGGGAGAATTTGCCCAGAGATATGCTAAACCCAGACGGGAATGGTGGGGAGGTATGCACCAACTTCCCATTGAAACTCGCACTGGTGCTAGGGGCTTCCCTGGGTTTTTTGAATGGCAACGAAGAGAAAGGGGGCGAGATCCTCTAAAGATGGCTATTGAGAAGTATCCATTCTATGAGGAGTTTATGAAGAAACCACCCAGAGAACGAGGTTTCTATCCAGGCAGAATAGCTCCGCCAGCAAGGTGGTATTAAAATGCCGAATGGCAAAAAGAGAAAAACACTTCAAGAGATATTAGCGGAACTTAGGGGTATAACTGAGCCAAGGGGGAGGGGTTTTCTTGGGGGTGTAGTTAAGAAATTTGCCGGGGATGATGATAGACTTATCGCTTCTGACTGGACGAGAGATTGGTATGCTAGGAAAGAACAGCGTGAGCGTGAAACTCCATTCCCTTATCCCTTTTTAGAAGAGGCTATCTTGCGTCCCCCTGAGCGCTATCCCGATGTTTCTGCGAAGGTAACTGCTACTACCCCATACATTATACCAAAACCCAAGGAAGAGCGTGCCCCCGAAGTATATTACGACCCTATTACCAGCGAATGGACTAGGCAAAAGCCCTTACCTGGAGTTTTAGGTGAAGTAGCTGAAACAATACGATACGGGGCAGAAGTTCCTCTATTTGAAGTTGCTGGCGTTCCCATTAGTGCTTCAGATATTGCGGGAATAGGTGCAATAACTTTTATGGGATATCTTGGCGTAAAGTCCCTAATTCCTGTTACAAAGGAGATAGTAAACAAAACTTTACAGAAAGCACTAAACACAGGGCTTGATAGGTGGATAGCCCAGCGGTCTAGGGGAGTGCCCCCGCAACATCTTAAGAAGGTTCAGGATTTTCTTTATAGTAGGCTTGCTGGTGATAGGGTTTGGTTACAAGAAAGAGCCACCAGCAATATGGTTAGAAGGCAAGCAGAAGCTAGGGCTGCAAGGCAACCTGTAGCCAAGGCCACACAACAAGCTGTAAGCGATACTATCCGAGATGTTGAGAATAGAATAGCCTCCCTTGTCCCTCGTGCCACTCAAACGGGTGCTATGGCAATGGGGGGCAAGCCCCCCAAGATTCCTAAAGTGCCTGCTGTGCCAGCAAAGCCTATCATTGGTCAACCTCAACTTGTAGCTGGTCAAAAACTCCCTGAATTGCCCATTGGCAAAACCGAGGTGGGGTTTATTCAGACTGAAATCCCAGGTGGGATTATGTTGACCCCTATTGATATTAGAGCCTCTCAATCAACTAAATTGAGAACGCAAATTCTAAAGAATATAGAGGAAAAATTTTATGATGCTGTTAAAGATAGCCCAATAGATATAGCAGCTACCACTTATCTCAAAGAGGGTGATTTTGAGAAATTTATTAAAGAAATGCCTGAATTTGCGCAATTAACACCCGAAGAAATAGAGGCAGTGAAGATAGCCCTCAGAGCTACTAAGGGTGGCAAGATAGTGCCTGCTATGCGCAAGAGTGGCTTCTATGTAACGGATGAGTTTGCCCGCTATCTTGAACATCGTGATGTGCACCCTGTTTCTGGATTATGGCAAGACCCGACCAGGATGATGCAGAATATTGACGGGGGTTTCTTTGGTGGTGCTACTCAAAAGTATGTCTTGTGGCCGACTCAGCGAACTACATTGGCTAAATTGCGCTTTTCAGATGAGGCGAAGGCATATTACCGAGCGTTATTAGAAAAATACGATATGGTTGGCAAGCCAGCGACAAGAAGACTGGCTGGCGATGTTATTCAGCATATTAGTCGCAATGAGGTTACTGCCTCTATCGCTGAATTACTGAAAAAGCCTGATATTAAGAAGTTTGTTGGTCGCCATAGTCCTGCAATTCAGGAGCGTGTCATTAAATTTGCGCAAGAGACCAGAAAAGCCTTTGACGATTTAATTGATAAGCAAAATCTGGCAAGATTAAAGCGGAACCAAGACCCTATTGCCTATCGTGATAATTATCGCCCTTGGGTCATTGATACTAACCTATTTAGCAGATTATTAGGGCTACGCCAAACACCTAAAGACTTTATGGCAAGACCTCAGTTGCCTGACTACATCAAGCCAACTCAACCCTTTAATCCTCGTGCTGAAGCTAGAGAAGGTGGTCTGTATGGTTATCTAAAGGAAAGAGACCTACAAAAACTTGTTTATGATTATATTGATACTGCTGCCAAGGATATTTTCAACACAAACATTGTTCACAACGCTAAAATTCACGCTCAGGTATTGCGTGCAAAGGGACTCGATAGGTCAGCCACCCTGATTGAAGAGTGGGCTGCTGAGGCTTATGCGGGTATAACACCAGGGATAAGTCGGGGAGTTAGAAGGTTCCTGCCGATGCAAGCCATCCGACCAGGACTGTGGCTTAGGAGAAGATTAACCTCGGCTGTATTCCCCTTGAATTGGACTTGGAATCTATTTGTCCAGACTTCATCTGGTGCTCTAACAATAATGCGCTACGGCGTAGTCAATACTATCAATGGTTTGGATGCTCTCTTAACACCTTCGGGTTGGAAATATACCAAGGAAGCCTACAGCGTCATCATCAAGGGTAGGCGAGGGGGCAAGGTTGCCTATCAGGATATTGGTGCCAGCATAGAAAAGACAATGGCATTACAGGGAGCACCGATTGAGAAATTTGAGCATTGGCTAAACTTCCTAACGAATACAATAGAGGGTGCACTAACAAGAATATCAGTGCGGGCTGCTTATTGGGACGGTATCTCTAAGGGCTTAAAGGGTAGAGAGTTGCTACAATATGCCTCTGAGGGTGGTTCCAAAACGCAATCAATGTATAACTTGGAAGACTTACCAGGTGTTCTCAGGGCTAAGGAGGTGGGTGCTTTGGTGCCGTTTCAAACCTTCGCCTTTGAAGTCTTCAATTCAGTCAGGGAATTAAATCTTATTGGCATTGGTAAGGCGGGTGCCTATGAAAGTATTTCAGCTAAGTCAGCTAAAGGCAAGGCGACAATCTCGAAAAGACTCCAAATGTTAGCGAGGTGGATAGCAGCAATCACCGCGGTTAATCTTATAGTTGATAAGGCAATAAATAGAAAGCCCTGGAATGCCAGTTCTTTCATACCGTTTTGGGCCGTGATGATGGGGGGTATCAATGCTGGCAATCCGTGGAATATGGTATTGCCATATCGATATTCACAAGAGGCTTGGGGGGCTATTACCAGTTTCCTTAAATATGGCAATTGGAATAAACTGCGTAAATGGGCTGTTAGATACCATATACCCGCAGGCGTTCAACTTAGCCGAATGATGGATGGACTAGAGGCTGTAATTGAAGGGCGGGTTACAGATGTTCGTGGTAGAACTTTATTTAGGGTTCCCCCAGACGAATGGTTTAGAGCCATCTTTATGGGGCCTTATCAAACCGAACAGGGCAGAGAATACATAGATAAGATGGGGGAAGCCAAGGGGCCACTCTGGGAAATGCTTAACATCCCCTTGCCTAAGATGCAGGGTGAACAAGCACCTGGAGTTCCTACTCGCCCCGTAACACCTCGCAAAACTAAGACACTTGAGGAACTATTGAGGGAGTAGGATTAAGAGTCTTCTGAGTCTTGTATGCTGGTATCGCCCCTTTCTTCCTCTCGCCCGTGAGCAAACCCAAACAGATAGATAGGAATTCCTATAACAGCTGCAATGCAGATAAGGGCAATAACCTTAATAACTATATTCCCTGCTATTTCAAACAGTTCCATATAAACATAATACACCCCTATAGGAATTTGTCAAGAAATGGAAATAACAAACTTGCGCTGTAAATGGTGTGGTAGATTACTGGCCTTAAAATTAGAGGGCAAACTATGGATTATGTGCCGCAGGTGCAAGCGAGTTAATGTTTTTGATACATCGCTTGACAAACCCTTTTGAACCTGATATGCTATAAATAGTTTGGATTTAGGACTGGGGGCTCCCCTTATATTGCCGAGAATGGCGGAATATGTAGACGCACCTGGATTAGCTCGGTTGACCTGGCGCATTATGACTCAGTTAAGAGTAGCAACTTAGTGGTAACAGGTGCAGGAGGAGAGGACTGCATCTAGGGTGCGAATCCCTAGTTCTTGGCAATAGAACATTAACAATTGAATAAGGTAATTGCTGGTGTCCTAGATGTCGGTTATGATGGATAGCCACCACCTGACGAGGTGCAACTGATAGGCAGTTTGTAAATACCGAGCCAGCAATAGTGCTCAATAGAAGCCGTATATTTGTGCTCATAGAAGCCGATATACGGCTCTTTTTTTATTCTAACAAAAATACTCAAGGAGGTTTTATTTATGGCCGAGGAGAACTTGGAGCAAACTCCAGAACAGGGGGAGCAGGTTGAGAAGGTTCCAGAGAAGGAACCAGAAAGGCAAGTTTCAACTGAAGTAGAGGAGGTTTCAGGGGAAAAGGTAGAGGAGAAAGCACTTACTGAGGAGGACATTGCCAAGAGGCTTGGTGACGCTGAAAAGGAATGGCAATCAAGGAAGGACAAGGAGTTCAAGCAGTATCAGGAGACAATCCAAGGGCTTGAACGCCAAGTCACAGAAAAGGACTTAGCTGTCCTTGAAAAGCGTGAAATTGAGACTTGGGGTGATACCACTGAGGTAAAGGAATTCCAATCCGAGAGGCGAAAATTCCAAGGCGATAAGACTACATTCGAGCAGGATAAGCAAGCAACTGAAACCCTGCGGGATGAACTCAATAAGCAAGCTAAAGGGATTAGAGCCGATACATTGGCAAAGGAATTTGGTATTGATGCAAAGGAGCTTTTGAAGGCTGAGTCGCCAGAACAAATGGAACTTGTGGCACTCAAACTCAGCCACGAGAGCTTAAAGTCTAAGCTAAAGGAAAAAGAGGCTACTCCTCAAAAAGTTGACTCTGGCGTGGCTTCGGTTGCTGGGGTTGACTTTGATGGTATGAGTCCTGATGAGAAAGTTCAATATGGACTCAAACAAAAACTGAAGTGAAATCTAATAAGGAGGAAAAACCAAATTGGCTCTTACATTAGTTGAGGCAGCCAAATACTCTAACGATGTTCTTCAGCGTGGAGTTATAGAGAAGATAGTCTATCAAGACCCAATTCTTGAGAAACTCCAGTTTAAGGATATTAAGGGTAATGGCTTGACCTACAATGTTGAGTCGGAGATGTCTGGTGCTCAGTTCTACGGGGTTGGTGATGAATGGGTAGAGTCGGTTTCTGTAATCGGACAAGCGACTGCTGTAACCACCATTCTTGGTGGCGATGCGGATGTAGATAACTTCTTGCAGGCTACTCGCTCAGATGTTAATGACCTGATGGGTGAGCAGATAAGTGCCAAAACAAAGGCAATCAAGAAGGCATTTATGGATATGTTCTTCTATGGCTACTACTACGCTGGGGCAGGTGGAGACCCGAAGGGATTTGATGGACTTCACTACCTTATCAGAAGCCAAGCAGCAACTGCTACAACCTACGAAAACACCGTTTGTGTAGCTGCGACTGCATCTACCGCAATGGCGTTGAGCATGACGAAACTAGAGGAAGCCGTAGACCTTGTTAAAGTGGGTGCACCTGAGTTGATACTGATGTCCAAGACGATGCGTAGAAGCATCAACACATATCTTCATGGCGTTGGTGGAATCACCTACACAGATGCAGCCAATAGGCGTGTTCAAAGTTTGTTTGAAGTTCCCGTTGGTGTGTCTGACTACATCAGTAACGATGAGACGGTGGATAAGGACTACAGTGGTGCCACTGCTGTATATGGGCACGACTATAGCGATGGAACTGCTCTTGCCACCGATGAAAACGGAACCACCATCTTTGTTCTGCGCTTTGCACCTGAAGCTGTTTGTGGTATCCAGTCTAGCACTATCACGGTAGAGAAGCTGGGCTCACTAGAGACCAAGGATGCTGAACGAGTGCGGATTAAGTGGTATCCAGGCTTGATGCTTCAAAACATCATCACGGTTTCAAAGGTAACGGGCATATCTCCAACTGGCACTGTAACAGTATAGCTTTAACTATTGAGCTTATCAATAAAGGAGGCTTGGCGGTGAGCCGACAAAATCGCCGCAAGAAGGTTTGTTATTGAACCGACAAAATCAATAAGGAGGAAAAACCAAATTGGCATCATATACTCATGCAGATGGTAGAATTATCCTGCATTCGTGGGGAAGATTCAGAGCGTTAGCAGTATCAGCTATTAAAGCTGGTGACTTGCTGTATCAGAAAGCTAGTGAGGGCGTTGAACTTGCTACTCATACTACCACAGCAAGTGCCCTGACTACAGTGGCTCAGTGTGTTGCTTGTGAAGACATTAAAGCTGCTGCCACGGGCTGGGTTGCCCTAGCAGTTGAGATTAAAGACCCACCGACCATTGCTACTGGTGGGGTAGTATCGCAAGGTTCTCTTTGCACTGCTGGTGATGAGGGTGAACCCTTGTGGCTCTCTGGAACTGCTGGTCAAGCAACTATCACAGCACCAACCGCAGGTCAGACTGTTATTAAACAGAGGGTAGGCTACATAACTGCGATAGATAGGGTTCTTCTACGCCCAGAGGTAGTTGGACTTGCTTTGACTGCATAACCCTAAAGGCTTTTGGGGGGATTGAAATATATCCCCCCAACTGGTTAGAAAAACAATGAAACCGATAGGGAACGAATACGCAACGCCAGAGAACGATACGGGATATGAACCCAGCCTGCATAAACGGGGAACAATAGATACACCAAGGGGAATTCAATTTTGGCTTACTCGCCCTCGTCCCAAGGGCTTTAATATGGAGGAATGGGATAGGTTGGAACAAGAAAAGTGGGACAGGATTTTCGGTAAGAAGGGGGTATCCATTGAGAGAAGTTAGCATTGCTAAATTTGCCACTCAACTTCACTTCAAAAAGATGACAGCGGATGACCTGAGAAACTCTGGTTCATTCAATCTTGTTGACGATGACGGTTGTTTTGTGGCAATTCTCGTAGTTCCTGCTTCAGCAGAGAAGAAAGGTCAATTTCAAGCGTTGTGCGGGCAAATGAACGCAGCTCTTGGAAAGGAATAAAGTGGAGAAAGCACCCTTCACCCCTGTTCTGGGGGAGGAGCCAATTGCCCCAAATCTGTTTGATATTATCCTGCCAGTCCATAATCGGTTGGAGCTAACCATTAAAAGTCTGACTGCTATGTATGCCTGCACCACTAATCCATTTCACCTCATTATCGTAGATGATTCTACTGACCTGACACCAACTTTTATTCATCAGTTTATTAACGAACACGACAATGTCACTTATATCCATTCAGACAAGCCCTATAAAGAGGGCAACCAGATTCTCAACATTGGTCTGGAAAGAGTAAGGTCAGAGTTTGTAGCTTCAATAACAAGCAGTATTACTGTCGAGCCTCAATGGGAGGTGCTGGCACTTGACTTTTTGAGGAAGAATTCTGAGGTTGGCATTCTCGGTCTGAAGCAACTATTGCCTTGGGGTGCAATAGAGAGTGCGGGCATTCGGTTTGTTGAATTTATGCCCATAGACATAGGGAGAAACCAGCCCAGCAGTAGATTCACTTCTTTCTATGAGTGCGAAGCAGTTGCCTGGGCATTAGCGATAGTGCGGAAAAAAGCAGTTTATCCTCTACCAGAGAGCGTATATCACGGATTCAGGGGAATGGATGATATAGATAACTGCTTTGTTGCAAAGAAAAAGGGCTGGAAGGTCTTTTACTGCGGTTATGGGGTGGGCTACCACGAAACCAGGGCTACAAGAGGTTCTGATGCAGAAGGCGACATACAGGCAAACCTAAGAAACAGAGAGATATTCGCCAAGCGGTGGGGCTTCTTGGATAAATACAAGAAAGTTCTAAGGCAGAAAAAGGCAACAAGGCGACTATGAAAGTAGCTGATTTTGTCATCCAGTATCTTCGGGACACGGGCATTAAAAAAGTGTTTGTTGTCTATGGTGCTGCCAACGGAGATTTGATTGATGCTTTCCCCAGAATAGACGAGATAGATTATGTAGCTGTGATGCACGAACAGGCTGGTGCTTTTATGGCAGAGGGATACGCCAAGGTAACTGGCGAATTGGCTTGTGTGATTGTTACCAGTGGACCTGGGGGGCAGAATCTACTTACAGGGATAGCGAATTGCTACTATGATTCCGTGCCCGTTCTATTCATTACAGGTCAGGTCAACTCTCAATTTATGAGAGAGAGTGATGCCATAAGACAACTAGGTTTTCAGGAAACGCCCATACACGAGATAGTTAAGCCAATAACAAAATGGTCAAAGCTGGTTCGCACTATTCACGATGTGAAATGGTGCTTGGAATGTGCGGTTCGTTTGGCGGTTGAGGATAGGCAGGGGCCTGTATTGCTTGACATACCGATAGATGTTCAAAAGGGTGAGATAGGTGATTATTAAGCAATACCTTGAAGAACTGGAAGAGTCAAAACGCCCCGTGTTTTTAATTGGTGGTGGAGTAAGGTCAGCTAGGGCTAGTGAACTGGCAAGGGAAGTAGGGCGAAACCTTAAAATACCCTGCATCCCTACTTGGAACGCTATTGATATATTCACCAATGATTACCCTTTCTATAGAGGCAGGATAGGAACTTACGGGACTAGATACGGCAACTTTACCATCCAGAACGCCGATTTAATATTAGCTGTTGGATGCCGTTTCTCAGGCAGGATAACAGGTGGCAAGATAGAATCCTTTGCAAGACACGCCAAGATTTATGCCGTGGATATTGATGAGGCGAATTTTGCCCACCCGACAATCAAAATAGATGTGCCCATTTGCAAGGATGCTTACACTTTCTTAGCGGATTTACTTCCTCGCATTGAGAACACTAACAAGCGAGGGTGGCTTAACCAGACAAAGACTTGGATGGACAAATATCCCATAGTTTTGCCTGAGTACTACAAGGAAAGGGGTTATGTTCACCCCTATGTTTTTATTAAAACGCTTTCTGAGGAACTGGATAGTAACGACATTATTGTATCTGATTGTGGTGGAAACGCCGTAGTCGTCTTTCAGGCTTTTGAAACTAAGTGGGGACAGCGAGTATTTTCAAACCACGGCAATTCCCCAATGGGCTTTGCTTTTGCGGGGGCGATTGGGGCTGCCATTGCTAAACCTGATAGGAGGGTTATCTGCCTGATAGGGGATGGCGGCTTCAATATGAATATTCAGGAACTCCAAACCATCCGTAACTATGATATAAACAACCTCAAGGTATTTATAATGAATAACCATATCTATGGAATAACGAGGCAATTCCAGGATACACACTTCGGGGGGAGATACGAGGCTTCTGGTCCCAAGGGATATAACCCCCCTGATTTTATGCCGATAGTTCACGCCTATGGAATATCCGCAATGTGCACTGGTGGGGATTATGATTGGCAGTTAGCAATCAGGGGCGTTTTATCTTCGCCATTTACCGAGGTTTGCGATGTGGATATGGGTAATTACTGCAAATATGAGCCGAGAATAGCGGGTTGGACACCTATTGAGGATATGAGCCCCTTTCTTCCCAGAGAAGAATTGCGGGAAAATATGATAGCAGAAAGGAAACAATGATTATTTCAAGGACACCTTTTCGTGTTTCGCTTTTCGGTGGTGGGACTGATTACCCAGCGTGGTTTAAGGAGCACGGTGGGGCAGTGCTGGGCGGTAGCATAGATAAATACTGCTATATCTCTACTCGTTACTTGCCCCCTCACTTCACTCATAAATCACGGATTGTCTATTCTCAGGAAGAATGGGTCAATGACAATAACGACATAGAACACCCCGCAGTGAGGGAGTGCCTGAAGTTCCTTAACATTACCAGGGGCGTGGAAATAATCCATCAATCAGACCTGTTAGCCAGAAGAGGCATAGGGGCAAGTTCCGCCTTTGTGGTGGGATTACTTCATACCCTCTTATCATTCTCTACAAATCACATAAGCAGGGAACAACTGGCGAGGCAAGCTATCTTGGTTGAGCAGGATTGGATTAAGGAAAATGTGGGTTGCCAAGACCAGCATCACTGTGCTTGCGGTGGGTTTAATCACTTTAAGTTCAACCCTGACGGAACTACTGAAATAACACCCATAGATGGCGGGTATCTACTCCAGCCCTATTTGATGATGTTTGATACGGGAATCACGAGGATAGCCTCTGAGATTGCTAGGGTTCAAATTGAGCAGATACCTAACAAGCAGAGCGAGTTACAAGAAATGAGTTCTCTAGTAGATGGGGCTGTTATAGCCCTTAATGAGAGTAGGATTTGGGATGTTGCCTACCTATTGAATGTGGGTTGGCAAATAAAGAAAAGACTCAGCGATAAGATAACTACATTAAGGATAGATGCCATTTATGATACAGCTCGGAGAGCTGGGGCTTTGGGTGGGAAGCTGTTGGGTGCAGGTGGTGGAGGTTACATATTATTCTTTGTGGAACCCGAAAAGCACCATCTTGTGGCAGATGCACTAAGTGACCTGATTTATGTGCCATTCAAGTTTGAAACTACAGGTAGCCAGATTATCTTCCGTGATGGGGAAATACCTGAAGGGACAGGGTGGGGTGAAGAAAGAGCGTGATTTCGTAGCCGAGAGAGTGAAGGCAATCCCCCCTTGGCCAATAGATACAGGTGCAACGGGGCAAAGACATCCCCCTGTTGACGCTGACGCTCTCGCTGTCTGGCAGGCATCAAGAACACCGATAGAATGGTCGGGGAAATCTAAATACAACCCCTTCAACAGTTTCAAGGGATTAGCGTATTACGACCATTATCGGGCAATAGTCGGTTGGCTGAATGGTAATGATTATTTGCCACCACCCATTGAGGTAAATCTTGACCCCGTTATGGGCTGTAATCTGAACTGTTACTTCTGCATCACCCAGAGATATATGAAGGGTGTGAAGCATAAGCAATTGCCGTTGGATTATATGCTCGAACTGGTGGACTTTCTAGTTGATTGGGGGGTGAAGGGTCTGTGCATAAGTGGTGGCGGAGAACCAACATTACATAAGGGATTGGGGGATTTAATAGCTTACGCCTCTTGGAAAATGGATGTGGCGGTTGTTACCAATGCCACCAATTTAATAGAGGAGCTATTGGATTGCCGATGGGTAGCCTTATCGGTGGATGCTGCAACCAGAGACACTTATAAGGCAATTAAGGGCAAGGATATGTTCAATAAGGTGTGCGACAATATCGGGGAATTGGCACGCTTTAGAAAAGAAACTGGGTCGGAAACGGATTTGTGTTTCAAGTTCCTGATTATACCTGAAAACCAAGGCGAAATTTACGATGCCTGTGTTTTAGCCAAGGAACTAGGTGTGCGGGACTTTCACACTAGACCAGTGGACTTTGAACGCAAGGACATAGAGGGTGCAAAGCCACTGGAGATGGATATACAGGCCATACATAAACAGTTTAATAAGTGCCACGCTGAAGAAACGGATGACTTCAGGGTTTTTACTGTAATGCACAAGTTTGACTCTCAATTCCATGTTAAGTATGACTATAAATCTTGCCTTGCCCCACCATTGATTCTCCCCATTCTCACGGATGGCAATGCCTACATCTGTGTTGAGCATAAGATGGAAAAGAAGTATAGGCTCGGTTCGTGCTACCCCGAACCAGACGAGATATTGGGCTGGTGGGGCAGTGACGAACACAGACAAATGATTAAAAGCGTAATACCGAAGCGGGATTGTAGTCGCTGTATTTATTCAGAATATAACAAACAGATTGAGGAGGTTGTGGTTAAGGATGGAATGTGCCTTGCCTTCCCATAAGAAAGTTTGGGGGAGAGAAATCTGGATAGTAAATGAGCCTGAATACTGTGGCAAGTTCTTGTGTATAAACAGAAATGCACAGTCCTCTATGCACTATCACAAGACAAAGAAGGAAACCTTTTATTGTCTCAAGGGCTGGGTAACTCTCCGCCTTGATGGTAAGGATTACACACTCAGCCCACGCTCGGAACCCAAAACAGTTCTGCCGAATAAGAAACATCAATTTCTGGGGATTACTGATGCCGTAATATTGGAAATCTCAACCCATCATAGTGAGAAAGATGTCGTTAGACTTGCTCCTTCTAAATCCAACATATATAAATCCTAGCCCGCAGGCAGGAATTGAACCCCCTTGGTTCATTGGTATATTAGCCACAATTGCTCGCAAGCAGGGCAAGCAGGTGGCGATACTCGACTGTGAGGCTGAGGGATTAAACCCCAAAGAAACAGCAGAAAGAATCAGGGGGCTGGATGCCAAGGTGGTGCAAGTATTTGCCCTTGGCATAAATCCGTCAGCATCATCCACGACTAAAATGCCGTTCATTATTGAATTGTGCAAATTGGTTAAGGCGGAGATAGGGGGGCTTCATATAAATGCCCTTCCCGAACAATCGCTCAAGGAAACAGGGGCTTTGGGGATAGCCTCTTCTCACATAGAGAAATTAGAGGGCATTGCCTGGGACTTACTACCCATGGAGAAATACAGGGCACACAACTGGCACTGCCTTGATGGTTCTCCTAGACAACCTTATGGTGTTATCTACACTAGCCTCGGTTGTCCATTTAACTGCTCTTTCTGTAATATACACGCCCTCTATGGCAATAGGGGGGTTAGATACCGAAACCCCAGAGATGTAGTGGATGAAATCGGATTGCTAATCAATGAATACAAAGTCAGGAACATCAAGATAATTGATGAGCTATTCACACTAAATAAGGAACATATTTACGCTATCTGCGATTTAATCATTGATAGGGGTTACGACCTCAATATGTGGGCTTATGCTAGGGTTGGACTACTAGATATAGTGCTATTGCGGAGGATGAGGCAGGCTGGTATTCGCTGGCTAGGCTATGGGTTTGAGTCGGCTAATCCCACAGTATTGGAGGGTGTAGGCAAGACCTATGGTGATGTTGATAAAACCATAGAAATGACCCGTGAGGCGGGTATAAACATAGCAGGCAACTTTATTTTCGGCTTACCCGATGATGATATGGCTTCTATGCAAGCCACCCTTAACTGGGCAAAGAGTTGCAACTTTGAATGGGTTAATTTCTATGTGGCAATGGCTTATCCAGGTAGCAAACTATATGAAGATGCCATCAAGAATGACACACCCTTACCCCCAACTTGGGATGCTTATAGCCAGTATTCACCCAATATCGTGCCACTGCCGACAAAATATCTTAGCGGACAAGATGTGCTGAAGTTCAGGGATGAGGCTTTTGTTGACTACTTTCCCAATCCTGCTTATCAACGAATGATAGAACAGAAGTTCGGCAAACAAGCAGTAAGGCAAATAGACGAGATGCTCAAATGGAAAATAAGGTGAGGAACGATAATATCTTTGATAGAAAGATAGGGAAGGCATCGGATTTCAAGTTCGATAAGCAGGTGGCTGATGTCTTTGATAATATGGTGGGTCGGAGTGTGCCTTCCTACAATGAATTACAAGAGACAATCGCTGGAATAGCACTAACCTTCATACGGGACAATACTACTTACTATGATTTGGGTTGTTCGACTGGCACCACTCTGTTGCTTATGACAAAACTGTTGAATCGCCGACCTGTCAAATTAGTGGGAATAGACCTATCCCACGAAATGCTTGATAAGACAAAAACCAAATTAGCCCAATATGGCTTTCAAGATAGGTGTGAACTTAGGTCAGAGGATATTACCACAGAAATTGACCTATCGAATGCTTCGGTAATAACAATGCTATGGACACTTCAGTTTGTTCGTCCCGAACAAAGGTTTGAGGTTGTAAGGCGCATATATCGAAACTTGTTACCTGGCGGTTGTTTTATTCTAGCAGAAAAGATACTTGGTTCAGATACCCACCTGAGCAGACTATATATTAACCTTTACCATAATTTCAAGATGCGTCAAGGTTATTCTGAGCTGGAAATAGCACAAAAACGGGAAGCCCTTGAGAATGTGCTTGTACCTTATCGAGTTGATGAAAACTTAACACTGCTGAAAGGTAGCGGGTTTCCCACAGTGGATGTTTTCTTTCGTTGGTATAACTGGGCTGCATTTATCGCTGTAAAGTAAATCAGAAGAAGGGCAGGATAGGTTGATGGTCTTTAAGGGGGAGGAGGAATTCTATGCAATGCTTCGGGCTGGACACCTTGATACTAAAAGTGGATTCCTTGAATGTGACGCTAAAGCATTGGGGGAAGTGGTAAAGACAATTTGCAGGAAAGGGATGATGATTGTTGAAGTCGGCAGTTGGAAGGGGTTTTCCACTGCGGTTTTGGCTAAAACTGTGGCTGATTACGATGGGAAGGTCTTTGCTGTTGACCATTGGATGGGAAGCAAGGGAACCTGGCACGATGAAGTCGTGAGGACGCAAGATATCTATGCGGTTTTTAAGCATAATATGGTCGCACTTGGGGTTTGGGACACAGTGTATCCCCTGGTTATGGATTCGCAGACAGCCTGCCTGATATTCGCTGATAATATCCTTGATTTGGTTTTCATTGACGCTAACCACTGCTATGAATATATCAAGGCAGATATTGCATCTTGGATGCCTAAACTCAAGGAGGGGGGTATCCTCTGCGGACACGATTGCGAGGGGTTTTATTCTAAATTTAGCAAGGAAAAGCAACGGCACATTGACGAGCATCTTAATGAGGATTTTGTGGACGGGCATCATTGTGGCGTAATTAAGGCACTTTACGAATATTTTGGAGACTCTTATAAAATAACAACTGGTATTTGGTATCACATTAAGGGTAAAAGTGATTGATATTATTCTTCTAACACATAACAGACTAGAGAATACCATACAGTGTCTTGATGCTCTTTATCAGAACACCACAGTTCCCTTTAAGTTAACAGTTATAGATGACTCAACTGATTTAACCCCAGAATACTTTGTTCGGCTTAAAAGAGACAATATCAATTATGTTAGACCCGATGTAGTGATTAAGTCGGGGAATCAGGCAATCAATATCGGGGTGAAACTCACACAGTCTGACCCCCTTGTTTTTCTGACTAACAGCACCTTCGTTGAACCCGACTGGCTACCCGTAGCACTCAGGATTATGGGAACCGACCCTAAAGTTGGTTTGGTTGGTTTTAAGATACTATCCCCTAGAACCAATAGGATAATGGAGGCAGGATATGGAATAGGAAGAGACCAGGCAGCGCACAGGTGGACTCACATAAGAGAGGTTGATGCGGTTGGTTGGGCAGTAGTGCTTTTCCGCCGAGCTGCCTTAACGGAACTAGATGAGGATTACTACATTGGCTTTCGGGGGGTAGACGATACTGACAATTGTTACGAGATGAGAGGCAGGGGCTGGAAGATTATGTATAACGGTTTCGGGTCAGCCTTTCACACTCCTCGCTCTTCAGCGGGGCTTACAACGCAGGCTATGTTGGATACAAACGAAAATATCTACCGCTTTCGCAGGAAATGGCGGAAGCGTTATAAAATGTAATAAAGGAGGTAAAACAAAAATGGGGGCAGGAGCTTGGACTTTTACAAACGCATCACGGGACTATATGTTAGACGGAACTGTTATCCCAGGCGCAGATACTTTCAAGATGGCACTTTTCTTGAGCACATCTGACCTTGGGGCAGCCTCTACGACCTTTGCGGGTGTGTCCAACGAGCACGCTGATGCAAATGGCTATTCTGCTGGTGGTGAATCTATAACTCTTGTCTTATCAGGCACGACCACTGTCAAGGTAGACATTGACACCGACCCTGTATGGACGGCAAGCGGTGGAAGTATCACAGCTAGGTTTGCGGTCATCTATGAGGTTGGTGGGAATGTGCTTTGCTACTGCCTACTTGATGACACGCCAGCCGATGTGACAGCTACCGATGGGAATACCTTGACTGTGGCAACTCACGCAAGCGGTGTGTTTACTTTAGCATAAGGAGTAGCCAATGGCTGAACTGACTTTTTATCCTGATACCAATGCTGCTGGTGTGGATGGACACGCCCGCCAATCCGAAAGTCTAAGTTGGGCAAATCTTATCGTTGCGGATGGGAACGGTCACGATGATACAGCAGTCCTTTGGCAGGTTTGCATATCTACCGATGGTGCTACGCTATGGGATTATCTGTCTAGACCTATAATAGTTATTGATGTATCTGATTTGCCAGTTTGCACTATCACGGGTGTAGTCTTTTCAGCGTATGGGACAGCAAAGCTAGACGATTGCAGTATTTCACCTAGCTTAAACGTTTATTCTTCAAATCCTGCTAGTCCCACAGAATTGGCAAATGGTGATTATGTTCACACACGATTTGGCACAACCGCCTACTGTGATACACCAATTACCTATAATGCCTTTAATATTGGAGACCCTGGAACCATTAACAATTGGGTATTTAATGCAACTGGCATAGCTGCCGTTCAAGCAGCAGCAGATGCAAATACTGTAGTAAAACTCGGAGTGAGGGATGTCGTTTATGATGTAGGAGAAACCCTTCCTACTCATCCTGGTTCTACCCAAAATACTTATATGCAATGTCACTCCGTTGATAAAGGTGAGGGCTACAAGCCCAAGCTGGTAGTTACTTATACAGCGGATATATTAGTAACTCCTGGCACGCTGGCATTATCCCTGACCACTTATGCCCCAACCATAGCTATCAGTGACCACAAGGTTGTAACACCATCTACTTTAGCTCTTACCTTAACCACTTATGCCCCGACAGTTTCTACGCCCAGATTGGTGACACCTTCTACCCTAGCTTTGACACTAACAACCTTTACCGCTCAAACCTGGTGGCCTGCTCCAACTCTATTTGGTATTCGTGAGGTAAGTTACGGGCTAACAACTGCTGTTATTGAATGTAATATCGTTTCTACGGGTGATAATTACATCTACCGACACGGGGTTTGTTGGAAAATCATACCTTTCGTGGTTCACTCTCTGCAAGAATCTCTATCTCTGCAAGTCCCCACCACCTCTGATTCTAAGACTGAAGAAGGTGCTGGCGAGACTGGGGAATTTACCTCCGAAATGACAAGATTAGACCAGAATACCCCCTATTATGTTAGAGGCTACGCTAGAAATTCAAGCACAACAGGCTATAGCAAGGCAATAATAATTCACACTGGAATGACCAATACGGGTTTTCCAGCAAGTTACGATAAGAGATATAAAATTGCAAGGGGTGAGGCGAGAAGGGGGGTTGAACACCCGTGGGAAATATACGACATACCCGAACCCCCTTACGGATAACCCCCTATTTATCAAGCAAATAAGTTGAGGTGAGAAAATGACATTTCCAATAGCGAGTAAAACAAAACTTGAAATGAGGCAGGCCATCGGCTATAACCTTGGAGCAATCATAGTAAGCGGGGTTACTGCTACGGGGGCTGCCTCCACCAGCTTGATTGATACCTATGGGTTAGCCAAGGGCGGGGCTGATGAATATAATGGCAGACAGGTTCAGATAAATGTGCCCGCTTCTACGGCTGGTATTGCTACTGGCGAGAGGTCGTTTGTATCTGACTTTGCCGCTACAAGCATTGCAACTATGGTTCCAGCATTTACCGCTGCACCAGTATTGGGTGATACCTACGAGATGTGGTCTCCACCCTTTACCATAGAGCAGGTTGATGATGTTATCAACCAAGCCATTATCTCTGCTACTGATGATATTCTGCAAGATAAAGTGGACTCTACCACCCTTCTTAAACTAGCAGGTATTTACGAATACGCTATCCCCAGTGGGTTTGTGGCACTTCACACTCTTGAGTACGAATACGGTTTGGGGGTTTACCATCTACTTGAGGACTGTGAAGATGCGTGGACTGCTGCAGCTTCCAGTATTACAGCCACAGCCGATAGCACATTTGAGAAGGTGGGGACTTCCTGTGCTAAATTTGTGGAAGATGGTGGTGCTGGTGCAGGGGATGTGCTTTGCTATGAGGACATTACATCTGTAGATATTTCAGACTGCGATAAGGTTGAGTTTTGGATGTATAGTTCAATCGCTCTAACAGCAGGGCAATTGGACTTCGTGCTTGATAGTGCAACTGCCTGTGCTGGCACATTGGAATCTATAAACATTCCCGCTATGACGGCAGCGACTTGGTATAGGCACTCTCTTAGTCTGGCTAATCCGCATTCTGATACAGCAATTCTAAGCATTGGAGTAACGAACACATCGGATGTCGGGGTTTTCACTTTCTATATTGACAATGTTGAAGTGGTTAAGGAAAACAGCCGTATATATAAGGAGCTAAATCCTGGCTTCTGGAGTATAGTTCAAGCCACTACCAATTTACTTCAATTATCGCCAGCAGGTCACTCCATCATTGGCAATAACAGAAGATTGAGGCTTAGTGGCTATCAAATTCCTGCCGAGCTTTCGGATGATATCACAGACTGCACCATTGACCCCGATTATGTAATTGCTAAAGCCACCGCTTATTTACTAATGGCTCACGCTGGGGGCAGTCAGGTAGATGTAGACGATAGATTGAGGCGGAGTGAGAGGTGGATGGGGATTGCTGAAAAGAGATTACTTCAAGCTCGCACAAGTTTAGCGATGAATACGAGGTGGGTATCGTGACAGAAGTTGTAATAAGCCCAAATGAAATAAGCCTTAATAGTGTAAGGTATCCAATAAGGGGGGCAGTAAGCCCCTCTCTTATTAGCACTTTGCCTGGGAAGGTAACTTTCGGTGACTATTCCTTAGCAGATGAGCAGATAGCCTCAAGCTGGATTATCTCTGACCAAAGAGGTGGCGTTTTAGTTGAAGAGATGGATGAGTCCATTCATCTTGATAGGGCTTGGTGGTCAACCTGTAATCTGGGGTTTAAGGGGCATATTGTATTGCCCCGATTGGCAACAGAACTTACCCCCGCGGCTGCTGGTGTAGCTGGGACTATCTACTTGAGACCCGATGCTGCTGGTGAGCAAACAGAACTTACCCCCTCTACTGGAACTAACTGGTCTTGTGTTGACGAGGTTACTGTTAGTGACTCAGATTATGTTTCTATGACTGAGACTGGGGATGTAACAAAGGAAGACCTTTATCGCATTAGAACTGTTCGGCAGGCTACAGGAACTATCAGCAAGGTGACAATAGGTGTTAGGGCACAGGGAGAAATTACGGAGGGCAGTTGTAAGGCTAGGACTTACATTAAAACACACGATACAACCTACGATGGGACGGAAACGGCAGTAGCAGCTGCTTGGGTAGACATTACTAAAGAATATACAGAAAACCCTAACTCAAGTGCTGCTTGGACTTGGGCTGAACTACGGGAGATGCAAATTGGAGTTAAGTTGCGGGCAGTATCGGGAGAACGCACAATCTACTGCTCGTATGTCTACGCTAAGGTTGAGTTTACAGCAACGACATCTACTGAGACATTAAGACCGAATGCTGCTGGGGATGAATGCAATATAGCAGAGGAGACAGGGGCTGCCTGTCCGAATCATTATCTGAATGTAGATGAGGTTACTGCTGATGATGATACCACTACAAACTATACCTCTACCACAGCTTATCAAAGAGATTTATACAACATTGAAAATCACAGTACAGTTGGGGGAACTATAAGCCAGATTACTGTTTACGCTAGATGCGAGGGGGATACAGCCGTTGACCAAGTGAGCCTCAAAATTGCAATTAAATCTGGTACTGGAACAGGCGCTCCAGACACAGTTGATGAGGATACTGCGGAGGAAATAACTACCAGTTGGGCTAACTATTCTAATGCTTGGACAACTAATCCTGCCACCTCTGCTGCTTGGACTTGGGACGAAATAGACAAATTGCAAATAGGTGTTGCTTTAAGGGAATGCCACTCCTCGATTCACCTCGACAGTTTTGTAACCCAAATATGGGTTGTGGTTGCGTATATAGCAACAGACCTGCGGGAAACCATATTCTGTAACTTTAATAATAAGCTCTACGATAGTAGAGGCACAAAGCTATATGCCCTGAACTCTGCGGGCAGTGGCTACGATGCTATTAAAGAGAACTTCACTGCTCCGATAACAGACCTTGTGGCTATGGGGAATTATCTCTATATCTACTGTGGGAGTGGGGCAAACTACTGGTATATGGATGTCTGGGAAACCTGCAGAGAAACAAATGTGGAGGGTGCCTTGTATGGGATTGAGTGGGATAGCAAGCTATTCAAGATAGATAATGATGGGCAACTATCCTATACTCAAACCCCTAATTCAGCCACACCCAGTTGGACAGACAAGGGCAAATTGCTTCTGCCCCCCGATTCTGTTGCTTCCCTTGAACTATATCGGGATGCTGACGGCACTTATATTATTTATGCAGGAACCAAACAAGGACTCTGGGCACACGATTACGCTAACGCAAAGTGGCTTGAGACTGAACTCGCCTTGCCTAATCACCCTACCTGCGGAAAAGGATTAGCACATTGGCGTGAGGGACTCCATATTTCGGCTGGGCTAGATATTCATAAATACATTGCTGCCCGAACTGCGACAATTTCTGCTGTGGGGCTTGACCGAGATGATGGGTTGCCTGCTCTGCGAGGTGGGGAGATTGTCAAACTCACCAAGGGTTACAATGAACTCTTTGCTGCGGTTGATAGCACCTATGAGGGTTCTACTAGCAGGTCAACTGTAATGGCTTGGGATGGCAAGGGCTGGCAATGTTTCTGGATGGCAGGTGCTAATAACCTAGAAATCCACGATATAATTGTAAGTTCAGATACCAGTTACCGCCTCTGGATAGGGGCAGGAACAAAAATCTACTGGGTTCCCTTACAACGAAACTTGAGAAACCCCAAGAAGGTTTCGGGCTTTACCTATGACTCTGCTGGCATCCACATCACACCCTGGTTTGATGGGGCTTGGATAGGTGCTAAGTTAGCCCTAGCAACACAGATATTCTGCAAAGATATGACCTCTGCTGAAACCGTGCAAGTAAGTTATAGAATTGACCATGTTACCACCAATATCGGTTCAGTGGGGACAGAATGGACATCGTTGGGTACAGTGGTAGCTGCTGGCGATGAAGTGGAAACCCCCTACACCTTCGGCACGAATGCTGTTGGTGCAGCTTTTAAGGCGATTCAATTCAGGTTTGACTTAGCTGGTGGGACTAGCACCCTTTCCCCTGACATTATATATATGAAGTTCAAGTATCTTAAATTACTGGATAGCAAGTGGGGCTGGAATGTTACGATAGACCTTTCCCAAGCAGGGAAGGTGGGAAGCACCCCACTCCAATTAGTAGCTTCTCTTCAAACGGCCGTTGAGACAGCCACTTTATTAGAATTTACCTTTAGAAACGAATCAGGTGGAACTTATACCAATTATGTGAAAGTATCCAACGCCCAATCCTTGCAACAGACTGGCGAAGATTGGCGTGGCACTTTTAGCCTAGCACTGGTGGAACCCTAATGGCTATTTCTCTGTCTGGAAGGCGAAGAAAAGAACCTAGGCAATATCCAGAACCCCCTAACTGGTGGGCAGGCTCTCTACCAGAGTGGTTGGTCTATAACGCTCTGCTACGGCTAGGGTATAAGGACAGGTTTACTTACCAAAGTCCACAGATGGGAGGAAGACTAGATAAGGGTGGTGCTGTTCTTGATTTTTATATTCCTGAATTAAATCTTGCGATTAATGTTCAAAGCTTGTATTTCCATTACGCCACAACTACAAGGAGAGTGCGAGGCGAATTGCAAAGAGCACAACTAGAGAGTATGGGCATCAAGGTAATATTTGTGAATGAGAGTGCTGTGCTACGCAACGCCATTTATTATGTAGGAGAAGCAATCAGGGGAGTTCAGCATTAAGGAGAGTCTGATGAAATGTGACCATTGTGGCAAAGAAATGACACATCTATTGTATGACCCTCAACTTAAAGAACATCTCTGGAAATGCCGAGAGTGTAAGAACAAAATCTGGATAGAGGAGAAGGCTGATGAAGGTATTAAACAAGAAGACCCCTCAATGGTTTAGGGAATGGCGCAACAATGAGTTCTGGCATATGGCGGTGGAAGTCAGGGTCTCCACAATTATAATCACCATCATATTTGCCATTGAGATTGCCATTGCTATTAAAGTTTTTGGAGGTTAATATGAAGATTCATCCTATAAGGGCGACACTTGCGATTTCAGGTTGGCTTGCCACTATCTACTTCTTAATGGCAGGTCTTAATCCCCCTGATGCTTGGTGGATTATAGTAACCGCCGTTAGTGTTTTCTACTTCACGGGTTCTAGTGAGGCATAGCCCACAAGCCCTACAATCGTTATTAAGCCCTATCAATAGAATAATGTATATGTAATAGCCCCGAAAGGGGCTTCTTTTTTTGTTTATATGTGTCGCAGCAGGTAACACAGCATTTTGAGGCTACGAGGAATGTTAAGTAAAAATAGTTTCACGCTAGTCTTGACATCTACTTGACATATCATATATTATCGTATAGACTAAACCGTAGGCACAGTTAGATAACATAACTAAGGCCTGCGGTTTTTTTATGCCTGAGTTTAGGGGAAGGATTATGGTAAACAGAGAGATAAAGTTTAGGGCTTGGGATAAAGAACAAAAGTATATGCGTGATTGGAACAATTTGAGGGAAACAGGATACAACATTGACTGGTTTAGGGATAATGCTAAAGAAGATAAACCCAACGACATATGGACAGACCCAGATTTTACCCTGATGCAATACACGGGACTCAAAGACAAGAATGGCAAGGAGATTTATGAGGGGGATATACTAAGGGTAGGTGAGGGCATTATGTTTCCTGCTCTACTAACTGTTAAGTGGTTGGGCTTTGGATTCAAATTAACTGCCCCTGCCTATGTAAACTCCATAGAAAACTCTACCCCTGCTGAAAACCTGAAAGTCATCGGCAACATCTGGGAAAATCCAGAACTATTAACATAAGATGATTAAGAAAGCAATCATAGAAGCGATAACGGATATACTGCTGATAGGGATGGCGACTAATTTACTGTATCTCTATTTTGTGGGGGCTTGGTCTGACCCCTATATCCTCATTCTAGTTTCAGAACTTGTAATGCTAGTTGCAGTAATTGGGTTTGGCATTTATCGGGCTATTATGTTTGCGAAAAATGCGACTAAATAGGAGGTAGAAATGCAACCAGAGACAGGTGCAACACAGAAAGAGGCTACGATACTAGATTTAAGCTATGGGATTGGGGAACTTCTTGGGGATTTGCAGGAGAGGCTAGATAATCGGTTTGACAGAAATCCTGAAGCGATAAAGGAGGGTGAGGGGCAGACAAGACCCACAAATGTCCTAGATGAAATCATTGCTAAGTTAAACGGTGATACGGCTTGGCTAAAGCAAATTACAGCGTTTATTTCAACCGAAGTCTTGCCAAAAATCAGTTAAATAGCTTTTTCATTGACCTTGCTTGCTGGTGTCCCGTCAAATCAGGGTTTGGATGACTAGGGCGGGCTAGTAAAAGCCGAGCCAGCAAGCATAAAAATAGCGACAAAACAGCATTATAAATTAAATATAGTGGGAGTACAATTAGGGTGGGGCACGGGCAATGCCCTAAAAAGGCAAAGGGGGTGCGAAATGGGTAAGGCATTATGTATAAGGTTCAAGGGGAGAGAGGATGAGGTTCTGGAAAAGCTGGAGATGTTCGGTTGGTCGTTTGTCTGCGAGTCTGAAAAGGTCGGCTTCGAGGCACTCCAGCGGTGGTACAAGGCACAACCAGGCAAAGAGAACGGAACTATTCTGGCTATGCCTAATCGTCTGGGCGCTACGAGGACTAATAGGGGAGCGATTGAACAGATGGTATCTACGATTCTTAACGCTTGGTATGAAACTCGCAAGGAGAATGAACATTTGAGGGCAGAACTGGAGCAGGAAAAGAAACTACGGCAGGTGCAGAACAGCTTTGGTGAAGCCTCTGTAGTAGAAGCCTTTTCAAATGTTCTGCTGGAGGCAAAAATCAAGCCTTATTAAATTATGAATAGAGAAGAATATAAGAAGCGCAATCAGATTATTCGTGCTAGGGCTAAAACTACCAGTCAGGCACAGATAGGGCGAGAGTATGGCTTTAGCAGACAAAGAGCGTGGCAAATCGTGCATAGCGATAAGCGCAGTTTGTTTATGCGGTTTATAAAATTCTTAGGGGGGTGAATGAGTGAAGATTGAAAGAGCCATTGAAATCCTCGACCGCAAAATTAAACAAGATGTCTTCCAAGTTGACCCTGATGCACTGGTTGCCCTTTGCTTGGGCAATGAAGCCCTGAAACGCCTTGAGCAAGAGAGGTCTGAAGGTTATGTTGATGCAGACGACTTCCTACCAGGAGAAACTGAATAAACGCTGGGACTGTTATAAGTGCCACAAAGAAGTAGGGGCTGTATCAAGGGTATTAAAGATTAAAGAGCCTCATAAGAGACCGTATAATGAGGTTTTCTGTAGGAAGTGCGCAAGGGGGATATTGAGTGCTAGGGAGGAATAATTATGATATGGGCGAAAACAATAATGGCGTTTGTCTTCGGTGCTTGTTTCGGGTTTGTAATAGCAATCTCAATGGCTGAAGGGGAGTATGCAATGGCAGCCCTCGCATTGGGGATATTGGTAGGCATATTCTATCTCGTTGTCTGGATGATTGACACTGCGTAAGGAATAATTATGGCAAATGTAGCCTGGGATTACCTAACAGAAGAAGAAATCGCACTTATACTGCGTTACTATCCTAATCTTCGGGAGGAATACGAAAGGTGGAAAAACAAGGGGATTGGTTAGTTAGAAGGTGGCAAGACAAGAAACTACTTCAGAGGGCACTGATTTATAGGGTTTCGCTCCCCACGCTGGCTTTCATTAAAACCCTGGATAACGCACCTGTGGACAGAAAGCTTCTGAGCTCATTAAGAGATAACAGCGTGCTTGAGACTGCAATAAGTGGGAATTAAAGGAGGGGTAAAATGAGGTGGGAATACAATACGATAGACCAGCGGAACTATATTTCAACCCCTAATGAGGACTCTATTGATGAACTGCTCAATTCATTCGGCAAGGACGGTTGGGAGTTGGTTGGATGGTTTGGTGTTTGGTTCATCTTTAAGAGAAAAGTAAGGAGATAGAGCTATGAAAAAACTCACCTTTGCTGTATTACTGAATTATGCCAGGAGTCTTAAAAGGGATGGTGCACCTACTTGGTCTTGGCGTGGCTATTTAGCTGGACTACTTGAAGGTGCGAGGAATTACTTTGTGGAGTGAAAAATGAGCAATATTAAATATTCAGACCACAAACAACCCAGACAATTATTCCTTGATACCTTGGTTGAGTTCTATGGCAAGATGGGCAGTAAGGAGTTCTGGGCAGACTTCAAGAAGTGTGAAATAGCCCTAGAAGCCCTTACCCAAGATTATATGCGAACTGACCATAGTGAACACCTAGAAGAAGACGCAACTTCATTACAGGCTGCTCTAAATGAATACCGCATACGAGAGCGTTATCTTGGAGAAAAATGAAAATCACCGTAGGCTATAAGACAAACAACGAGCAGACTAGGGCTTACCGAATCATAAAGGATAATGGCGATGGCACTTATCAGGCTTGTTCTTTTATGGTAATGACCAGACCTGATGGCACAAAATACTTATCAGAAGGCATAACCAAGAAGAGAAGCCTGGATTCTATTAGAGAAGAAGACATCGGGGAGGTAGAATAATGGCAGAACATTGGTGTAAGGAACATCAAACAGTTTGGTTTAAGAAGGGCAAGATGAAGGGCTATGCCCACCCAATTAAGGACGCTGAGGGTGAGGATACCGACAAATGGTGTAATGAGCCAAAGGAAGAGGCAGAAGAGAAACCTGCCCCAAAGAGAGACAGTAGCACAAACGCCAGCATAGAGGCACAGGTAGCTGTTAAGGCAGTTGTGGAACTTATTGTGGCTAGCAAGATTGATGCACAAAGCCCAGAGGTTCAAGCCACCCGAAACTGGATTATGAGCAAGCTGGGCAACTGGTCATCAATGGGTAGTCCTCCTGAAACAGAATATGAATCCGCATCTAAGGGTTTTCTGGGAGATAAGAAGGAATCGCAAGAGCCGATGTCCACCAAAGAACAGCGTGCTAAAATCCTCTCTACTTACAAGGAGAGGGGTTATACAGACAGCCTTGCCTTGTCAGTTATGATTAGGCATTACACCGTGAGCGAAAGCAAGAAGCTCACCAAGAAACAAGCATCAGAGTTCATCAAGACACTAGAGAGCGGTAAACATCTTGAAGAGCTATCCGAGCCAGCAGACATTCCGTTTTAAGGAGGCTTAAATGAGCAAGATAATATCAGATGAAGAGATACTTACAATCGCACCTAAGCGAATAATGTCACTGAATGGCTATATAGCAGTAGCCCAAGCCCAACGAGACAGTTCAGATAGGGAATGGATAGAAGCGATAGACGAAATGATAAACACATATATGTTTGGTGATAGCTCATTCACAAGTTTTCAGGATAAGTATCAAGCCCTAAAACAGAAAGTAACAGGGGAATGAATGATTAAATCCTTTATTGTAACTAGAGAGATGGAAGATGCTAGGACTCGGTTGGAGGCTTACAAGAACAAGATACAGCCTTATCCATCATATCCTGAAGAAGACCCCTCTGAAGGACCTACTAGAGTAAGGGTTACGAATCTGAGAATGACAGACACTCAAATAAGCTACCTCCGCAGAAACCTCATCCAGTATATTGATAAGAAATTTAAAGAACTCCAGGATAAGACTAAGGTTGATAAGCAATATAAGTATAAGAAATATATATCTTAATATAGGGAATGTCACGCAGGCTCGTTTCCGTGACAAGCGTGACATCTAGGCACGGTTAGCGTGACATAGCAGGACAAGCGTGACAGCCGTGACAAGCGTGACGAGAGAAAGATGGTAGAGAAGTTAGCAGATGCTGTAAGGGCATTTTTGAAGACTGCTCAGGGTAGGGAGGTAGACCTTACCTATCTTCGCTCAGAACTTAAAATAGAACAATCTGACCCAGCGTGGGAGGGACTGCGAAAGGTGATGGAGAGGCTTGTTAAGGAGAAGGTCGTCCGCCGTCCCCCAAACAGGAAGGATAGTGTTTATAAGGTTGTCACACAAGTTAAACCAGTGAGTGTGTTTGCTAAAGACCGTGAACGCAGACCGCCCTTTAAGCTGTTCTTCCCTAGAGACTCTGGCACTGGTATGGAAATGTGCTTTGCTGAAGATATAGTAATCAGGGAGGGCGACTTAGTTTCCATTGGTGGTGTTAGTAATTATGGTAAAACAGCCATAGCCCTCAATATCTGTGGTGAGAATATAGATTATCTGCCGATACTAATGGGCAATGAGTACACAACTAGAGTGGGGGATACCGATGAGTATGAACCCACGCCAAGATTTCTTAATAGGCTGGATAGGATGGATTGGGTTAAATGGGTGAATGGTAAGGGTGAAGATAAGTTTACCCTGCTTCCAGTAAGAGAAGACTACGCTGAACATATTGTTAAGGACAGGATAAACATTATTGATTGGATAAATCTGGATGCCAGCAAACTCTATGGTATTAGCAAGGTAGAGGAGGATATTAAGGCAGAGGTTGGCAGGGGAATAGCCGTAGCGGTTCTCCAAAAGGGTGAGGGGGAGATGGCTAGGGGTGGGCAGTTTACAAAGGATTTCGTTGACTGCGAGTTACTTATAGATAAGCTCACGGAGACTGAAAGCATGCTCACAATAGGCAAGGTCAAAGAATACACGAAGCCTGTAATGGGCAGGAAGTTTGCCTTCGGCATCTTTCAAGGTGTTAAGATTACAAACTTCAGAGAGATTGTCAAATGTCCTCAATGCTACGGTAAGAAATGGAAGAAGGCTGGCAATACCAGCGTTCCTTGTGATGCTTGCGATAGAACGGGATACATTGATAAGTAATGAATAAACCAACTAAAGCACAAATAGAGGGGGTTAAGTGATGGATGAATTGTTGCTGACACCAGAGGAAATAAGGGCTATAAGAAATAAGGCTTACCCTTGGGATGAGGCTATTCCAATGAGCCCCGACTTAGATGAACTACTAGATAAAACTCAAGCTGAAACAGCCCAAGCCCAACTAGCCAAAGCCAAGCCTATCATAGAGAAGGCTGAGAGGGAGAAGATAGGGTTTGGTTTTAGGCAATTGCAGACCGAAGCGAAGGAATGGAGACACAAAAACTTCCCTGATGGAAAACCATATCATCCGTTCTTTGGTTTAGTGGAGGAACTTGGTGAATTAGCTCATTCACATTTGAAGCGAGAGCAGGGAATAAGAATGGAAGAAAACCATATTGAAAAGCAAAAGGATGCTATTGGGGATATTGCAGTTTTCCTTTCGGATTACTGCAATATGAATGGCTTTGACATTGAGGAGTGCGTTAAAACAGTTTGGGCAGAAGTAAAACAGAGGAATTGGCAAGCCCTAAAGGAAGGGAAATGACTGACTTACTGCGATGCCCTGAAATCAACTACCTGCCAGAGCAAGTGATAGGAACTTGTGGGCTTAATACCAAGGCTTGCTTTAAGGAAACCCAGCCTGATGCACCTTGTGCGTATTTTGATGATTGGCTCAAAGAGTGTGAGGAGGAAAATGCGGATACGGATTGACCCACTGGATACGCTCTTCAGTGAATTTATAAGAAAGCGGGCTAAGGGTATCTGTGAAAGGTGTGGTTCTTACAAGGGATGGAAGAGTTTGCAGTGCTCTCATTTCTTTGGGAGGGTTAAGAAGTCGGTTAGGTGGGATGAGGAAAACGCTTGTGCTCTTTGTTTCGGTTGCCATATGCATTTTACCTCTCAGCCCATAGAGCACTTTTACTGGTTTCTTGAAAGGCTAGGAGAGGAGAAATTTGACCTCCTTGTGGCTAGAACTAATCAAACTCACCCCAAGCCTGATAAAGAAGCAATCACACTTTACTACCAACAGAAACTAAATGACCATATCTAAGGGAGGGGAATGTGTTTAAGCAATGGTGTCCTAAATGTCAAAAATATACGGATTGCACTCACAAATCATACCCAGTTGAGGGTAATTTATGGCGGACTGAAACTATATGTGGGATGTGCTTGCTAACCCTTGATACCCTTACGGTAGAGAAGAAGCTGAAATGATTAACTGGCTAGGTAGAAAGTGCCCTCGTGATTATTGCAATGGTGACTTATTTGAGGAGCTAGACCAGTTCTTGAAACCTGTTATACAGTGCTTCCTTTGCTCAAATCAATGGGATGCTGAAACTGGCAAGTTATTAACCTCAGTAGGAACGCCCACATTAAGAGGATTAAAAATGATAGAGCACGGGATAGAAAGATGACACTTTTGAATACAATAGAGAAGGCGAGAGATGAATCTTACTAATAATATGGGCTGTATGAGCAAGTCCCAGATTGAGGATTTTGCTGCTATGGTTCTAGGGGAGTGTGGCTATTCTTACACAATGAAGTGGACAACTGCGGGCGATATTGTGATTGAGCCATTTATCTACATAGACGAACGGCATATTGATGAATACCCCTATATGGCTAAAGAAAGAGTCTTGCACGAAGTAGCCCACATAGATACTTGGCCTCAAGATGATAGGCACGGAGAGGTATTTCACTCAAGACTGGCGGATTTAATTAAACTGTTTATGGGGGCAATGAAGTAGAGAGTGATATAGAACTATGAAGATTAACAATAAATGCTGCTGTTGTGGTGGGGTTGTAGAGGCTACTTATAAAAAGGGGGACGAGGTGGCAAGGGCTTTCGCAGAAGCGTGTGATGTATGTGCTGAATGTTTTAAGGCAGGTTGTAGGGTTTTAACTGGAGAAAAATGCGAAGTAACGGGTAGAAGGCAGGCTCAATTAGTAGAGAGTGCTGTGGGGCAATAGAGATTAACAGATAGTAGGGCTTTGAGATAGGAGGAGTAATGACTAAACAAGAAGGGATAAAGGAATTGGTCTTAAAATATATTAGCGAAGCTATGTTGGGAAATCACAATGAAGATGATATTGAATCTTTGGCGAATAGCCTATTGTTGGACGCAAGTAATAGGGGTGTGGTGATAAAGGTGGACAGGGAGCTGCCTGATAACCCTTACCCCGAGTTAGCAAGAGGCTGGTTTGGAAGTGACCACGAAGCAAATATCACGCACTATGGGAAACGGGATGGTTATGAAGAAGCTCAAAAAGATATGGCTGGCTATGTATCAATAGAGCCATTGATAGAGGAGACAGGGTGAAACCATATTATCAAGATGAATGGGTAACAATCTATCACGGGGATTGTAGGGATATATTGCCCGAATTGCCGAAGGTGGACTTAGTGCTGACTGACCCCCCATTCTTTATGCCAGCAGCACACTTTCAGAGCCGTGTTAAGTGGCAGCGTTCTTGGGGTGATGTATCTGTTCTTGGTATATTCTGGGCAGTAATCCTTGATGCTGTAAAATTAAAAGAGACGGGACATTTTCTTGCTTTCTGCAATGGTGATAGTTACCCTGTTTTTTACCCTGAAATGTATCGCCGCTTTGATGTTGTGAAGTGCCTAGTTTGGGATAAAGGGCATATAGGGCTAGGTAGGATATGGCGACACCAACACGAGTTAATTATAGCAGCTCGTTGGCGAGAATCTTTTGTCAATATAAATGGCAAGCTCTATGCAGATGTGATACAGGCTAATGCTACTCCATCAGCAGATAGGGAGCACCCCGTCCAGAAGCCAGTAGAATTGCTAATCCCTCTCATTGAGCCAGTAACTCCTAGCAATGGCATAGTCCTAGACCCGTTTATGGGAAGTGGAACGGTATTGGAAGCTGCTAAGAAACTCAATCGCCACTGCATAGGCATAGAGATAGAAGAGAAATACTGTGAAATCGCAGCCAATCGCTGTCGCCAAATGGTATTCAAATTATGACAGATAAAGATTGCAAAACCTGTAACAAGAGAAAGCAGAGCTGGAAGGAATGCGGTGGGAAATTACACTACAGCTTCTCGGACATCCAGTTTTGTTGGTTTCAAATGGTGTGGCTTATCAGTAACCTGCTAGTTCTCGGTGAAGATAAGTGGCCAGAAGACCCGCTGGGTGGCACGGATGCAGACATACCACTAAAACGCAGACGAATAGGACATGAGGGGTACTTCTGTAAGCCAAGGGAAATGCTAGCTGAGGTTATGGTTCGGCTTAACAAATGCGGTTCAGATGGCACCACACTAATAGAAGAAATCCACTCTGGGCTAACAGATATGGAATTATTGAGTAGCGTGGCTAAAAGTGCATTGTATTATGTGAGTGGTTGGGGTAGGAAGGAAATGAGCTACAGCAATTGGCTTAAACAGAGAACATATAGGGGGAGTAAGAATGACTAAACAGGAAGAGATAAGGACAGAGATAAAAGCGTATCTTGCCGAGGCTATGGATGGGATAGAATTTACAGAGGATGACGAAAAAGGCTTAGATGTCATGACAGAAAACCTACTTGAGTATCTCCATTCTCAAGGCGTAGCGATAAAGATGGACAGGGAGTTGCCCTATGCAACCGAGGAGACTGTTTTTGGTAGATTGACATGGCCAGTGGAGTTAATGGACCCCGCTCATGGGACTTATATAGAGGTTTATAGATTAGCTCAACAAGACATGGGCGAGGCTGGCTATGTAGCAGTAGAGCCATTGATAAAATGAATACCAAAAGTAGTCAAAAGGGGGTAAAAATGAGGGTTGACAAGGTGTTTCGTATCTGCTATATTGGAGACAGTTATAACTATGCCCTGTCCAGAAAATTAAGCCCTTGGGATACGGGTGGACTTCTGTTAAAGAAGTCAGCATTGTTGGCAATGTGGGTTCCTCCCTCCGAGGGCTTTTTCTATTTGGGGGTTTATGGCTGTTAGAAAGTTGCCTTCTCAAGATTCCCCTGAAGGGCAAAGGGTAATTGAGCGGTTCTGGGCTAAAGACCTTGTAGCACTGGCTCAGGAGCTTGGATATGCTAATGCCGATTCCCTGCGCCGTCAGATAGCTCGCCATTATGAGATAAGGGCGGGTGACCAGCCAACGATTTCGGGTTTATCCCTCATTGAGCAACAGGTTTTGGGCATTGTGAAGGCTGGGGCAGTAAGCGTTGGCGAGATTAGCCGTCAGATAGACCGCTCTGCTGAGACAATAATTAAAACCATTGACTCCTTGAGGGATAAAAGTTATGAGGTTATCCTTGATGAAACTAGCCGACAAGTAAGTATCCCGCAAGAACCCTCTAAAGAATTCGCCCCGACTGAGTTCCAATACTTCAAGAAGTTTTACCGCATTGGGATAGTGTCTGACACCCAAATGTGTAGTAGATTCCAGCAAGTTACACTTCTCCACGATGCGTATGCTGATTTTGATAAACGCCGAGTGGATTTCGTGCTTCACGGAGGGGATTTGGTTGATGGCAAGCATATGTATAGAGGGCAAGAGAACGAGGTCTTTAAGCACGGGGCAGACGAACAAGCCGAGTATGTGATAGAGAATTACCCAAAGACGGAATTAAGATACAAAACTTATATTGTTGGGGGCAATCACGATAGGAGTTTTTATCGTGATGGTGGCTATAATATCATCAGGGCTATATGCAAAGACCGTGGGGATTTAGTTGATAGGGGGTTTTACAAGGCTGAATTCATTGTTAAGGGGCTGAGAATAGGGCTTCAACACCCAGGTGGGGGCGTCTCCTATGCTCGCTCTTATCGGATGCAAAAGACAATAGAAAATATGATGGGCTTTATCCACTCTATCCCCTCTGCCAACGCCCCAATCCTGCAACTCTTTGGACACTGGCATATCCCCTGCCACTTGCCGTCTTATATGGGGATTGATGCCGTCAGCCTGCCTTGCTTCCAGAGCCAGACACCCTACCTTGAGCAGAAAGGGTTAATGCCCGTGGTTGGTTATGCGGTGGCTGAAATCTATTTGGATAAGGACAATAATCTTACCTCCACCAAGATTGAGTTCATCAATATGAATGCCCAGATTAAGGAGCGAGATTATTGATGGATAAAGCGAAAAGCAAGGGAAAGCTGATTAAGTTGCCCCCCGATGCTGATATTCGCATCCGTCTTCTGGATTATATGTTTGGGGGGATAACTGCCAAGCAGTTTATTGAATGGCTGAAAAGTTATAAGGCATAAATTGAGGAGGCAAAAATGAAGAAGATACCTTTCCCTGGGTTGGGTTGGAGTGATAAATTTGGTATCCTTCCTGATATGTGTTCATAATGAAAGTCAAGATACCCAAAGAGATTAAGATTGGTGCTACTGAGGCCGTTGTAAGTTATAAAAAGCAACTACACAATGATGAGGGATTTGATGGCACTTTTAATCGGCGAACAGGGGATTTGTATATTGATGCGGATTTAAGTGGTCGCAAGCGAGATAAGATATTAGGGCACGAAGTAATGGAGGTTATTAAAGAAAACTACGAACTAGACATGTCGGAAAAAGATATGAGCCGAGTAGCAAATGGTTGGGTGGAATTTTTATCTCAACTCGGCATAGAATTTGACTGGGTGGATATTTCAGAATGATTAACCACATATTGATATGCATTGTGTGTTGCGTGCCAGTTTGCCTGATAGTTTGTGTGCCGATATGCGTAACGGTCTGTCGCCTATTAGACAAGAGGCGGCATCGTAAGGGCTAACTCCTCCACATACCTATTGTGAAACACTGAAGCCTTAAATGCTCATCATCATCAACTTCTAGGGGATGATATTCCACCGTGAAATGCTGTAAGCCCCTTATGCCTTTTAGGTACTTCCATTGTCCTGGCTCGGCATCTAAATTGTAATCATCGACAACTAGGTAGTCCTTATTGGGTGTGCTGGTAAAGGTAAATATGGCGTAGCCTTCAGCTATAAGTGTGCCACCCTCATCCTGGCAGAGCTTCTCAAGCTCTGCGGTAGCAGCCTTGGCATAGTGTTCGGCTTGCTTCTTATCTTCGGTTAAACACACTGGCTGGTTGAAACCATCGCCACCGACAATCATAATCGCCGAAGCTTTGCTCGTGCCGTGATACAGGGGTTTATTTAATTTATCCATTATTTACTCCTTATCTAATTATTTTATGGTGGCGTTCTCTGCTTTTGATAGGGCTTTGACCATTACATCCCTTGCTTGCGTGGGTAGTCGGATTGAGCCATAGTCATCCCTTTCAATTAGCCCTTTCAAAGCCTCATACAAATCAGGAGCCGACTTGTGTAGTGGGCAGTATTCAATGCCAGTGATGACATAACCAAGTTGCTTTAATTTACAACCACATTCACCCTTAGTATATTTCATTGTCTAATCCTCCTTTATTTAATCCTTTTAGCTTTATTCCAATAAGGACTACGGCACTTGGCACAGGTAACAGGATTAGGAACCCTGGGAATCCACACATAGCCACATCGCTTACATTCCAGCGTAGGCAATTTAACCATTATTCCATTCCCCACTCTTTTAGTTTGGCTTGCCAACAAAGCTCGCACTTTCTTCTGCTTTTTACATTCCACCCTATACAATGTGGGCATTTATCATCGCTCCACTCTACCACTTCTCTTATCCCTGCCGTGAAGGAGATTTCTGCTTGATATTCAGCAACAGCCTTCATAAGATTATCATGGACAACACTTCCCCCTTTAAGCCAATGAGCTCTAACCAGACTTCTTTTCTCTTTGCCCATAACTGTATCTTTAGCTTCCATTATTTATTCTCCTTATGGCAAGGTAGCTTTTGCCAATGCCTCTTGTTTCTATTTTCCCAAGTGAAAGCATCTAGCAATAACTTGTGCCGTTCACAAACCGTAACGCTATTTGCATTCACCCACTCGGCATCATTGGGGCATTGGTTTCCAAGCATATTCTCGCCACTACATTTCATCTTACTTAACCCTCCTTATAGTTTTATTTAATTCCGTTAAGGGTTGGGTGGGGGAGCCAGCGACCTACCTCTGTCCTGCCACACATCCGTAGAGCTGGCACTGCTTATTATCGCTGTCCCTCTACTCCCCCTTTATTTACCTAAACTATAATGGTGCTAACTCCGTGACTCCTCAAATACTTCAAATAGGTAAGCCCACAACACGCTGTGGTCTTTTTCCGTGAAGAAGTCTAGCCCTGTAAATGCCACCTTGTCTAGTAGCCGTTTGACCTCTTTCTGCTCCCCAGCATCTAGCATCGCCTCATTATACTTGTTAAGCTGGCTTAGGATGCTTTTCTTAACTTGCTTATTGTCCTTCATCTCTCTAACCTCCTTCTTTGCTACTGATTAAACTATGATGATTATTAGTAATTATAACTCCCACCATTCCAATCCCAAACCATATTAGAAAAGGATTTACCCTTAGATATATTGGGGAAGTATCCCGTTATGGGCGTGACGGGCTTGTTGAGAGCAAATGCTATGCCCAAGTCAAATAGCCAACCTTCAGACCTACCATCATACGCTATATGAATCTCATCGGCATTCGATATATTGATTGCGTGGGTTTGGCAGATATTAAAGCCTGTCTTGTCATTTTGTTCGGTATCTCTAAATGGTAGGTGAACCTTGTGACCCCGTTGTTCTAATTGATGGGCATAAGATAGTAACCCATCCTCCCATTCGGGGCTTATATTGCGAGTTGGGCTGATTATGAATATTCTCATTGTTCACCCCCCTTGATAAGATAAATTGTTGTTGAGATATGTTGCCCAAAGTCTAACAGTTTTACGGTCTTGATTTATTGCCACCATACCATTTGATTCTATGACATAACCCCTAACCCCCCAATCCCAAACAGCGTAGAATGTATTGTGTCCAACCTGGCTAAAGGGCTTCACTTGGTATCGCATC